GTTTGCAATAACCAATTCCTTCTTATAAGCAGCGATGATCTCATCACTCCAAATCTCAGGGATAAAGTTAGCAGCAGTTGTGTTATTTGTTACGCCACCTTGGGCGGGATAGACTGAAGTAGCCATTAGATATATTTCCTAAAGTATAAAGTTAACGAACTCTATTCTCTGCATATGCTTTCATGATAATATCATTGTTAGCGAGGTAGCGTTCTGGTTCGTACTGCATCATATGTAGTAATTCTGTCCGTTTAAGGAACTTCTTAGTAGTCTCACCAGAACCTCTTGCTGAACCATTACTACCACTCTTAAGAGAACGCTTACGATCTCCTTCGGCAGCAGCAGTAGACTGTGCAATTAATTCCTGTTGTTCTTTCCATGTAGTAAACAGATCGTCAGCAGCGTCAAAGTTAAACTCTGCATCTGCCTTCTGTAACTTTTTAGTCCGAGCCTGAGACTTACCCACCCACTCTTGGAAGCCAGTATCATTTACTATATCCATCGCATCTGGATGGGTTGCAAAGATCCTGTCACGGGATTCCATTCGTTCTAGCTTTTTGGTAGCTTCATGCGCTGCTTTCAAAGCTGGATGGTTTGCTAATTTCTTATCAAAGGTAGCATTAGGATTCTCTAAAAAATCCAGATCACTAACTTCTTCCTCTACGGGTTCTTTAGTGGCTGACTTATTTACAATATAATCATCTACCAGCTTTCTCAACTCACCTACTTCGTTACCCTGACGACCTGCCATTTTCTCGGCTTCTTGGTGCATTCGGACTAACTCGGCAGCAGACTTCCCTTTGTACTTATCAGGTATATCATCATCGTCAGTTTGTTCTACATCCGTAGAAGCTGACTCAAGAGATTCCGTTAGGGTTTGATATTCTTCACCATCTGCTAGTTGAGGTTCTTGGTTGCCATCTAAAAATTCTGCCATTTGTTGCTCCGTACTTTATAGTATTATGGAATTATATTTAATGAGGTTACTTCAATAAGAAGACTCATGAGGTACTGCGTTCTATCTCAATCTGTTTTTGGCGTTGCTTTGCCCATTTGATTGTAGCCCCTGCAAAGTCTCCTGAGTGGGGATCTAACTTACTCATAGGTGCAGCTAGTTGTCGATGAGATAGACTGTTACATTTAGAGCATACGCTTTCCCGACTATCAGAGTGACAAGCGGAGTGTACAAACTTCTCTTCAATGTAACTACATTCACTACATTTGAAATCATAAACGCGAATCATTTACGAAATCCTCATAAGAGTTTTTGATACCATCTTCAAAACTTAATAGTTTTCCAATGATGTCTAATTGCCCTTGTCTGTAGTGTAATTCTTTTTCAGTTCTACAAGTGACTAGATCACGGAGAGACTCCTCCGATTGTGTAAAGTCTTCTAGTAGAAACTTCCATCCTTCTAGTTGGAATATATCAATCAATGATTCATAATATCTTTCTAGTTCTGGATCTGTATTTGTTGACATTGCGTTTTCCTTGTGTTAGGGCGCGTTCGTAGTGCTTGGAATATAACACAAAAAGTATTATAAGTCAAGAGTTATTTTAATTACTTTGCATCTGCTTATTAACGATTGCTTCTTTACTTTCAATCTCTCGTTCCTTCAATACTAACTCAGCAACCTTAGCGCGTTGGAGGAACTCTTTCTCGTCAGCGTCACCTTCATTAATATTAGTAGTAAGAACTTTCAAACGATCAGTCTCAGCTTCCATTGGGAGTAGTTCAGTCTCGACTTGAACCTTAGCCACCCTAGCTTCTGACTCCATAGCCTGTCCTTGCAATACTGCAATGTATGCTTTCTTCTGCTCGTTGTCTATCTGTGCTGCTTCTTGAGCCATTGGATCTGGCTGACTAGCTTCTGATAGTTTAGCAATAAGAGCCTCACGATTAGCAAGATTCATATTGTCAACCACTGACTTAACCAACTCAGGATACATTGGAGTATCAGGAGACATTGTTTGTAGTAGTTGTACTAGCTGAGAAACCTCATACTCACGGGCAATAACACCTAGAGAACTAGAAGGAACAAACTTAAAGTCACCTGTTGGGAACTTGTCAGGATGATACTGCATGTAACGCCACGCACTCTGCTGTACAAACGGAATGAGGAAGCACTCTTGGAAGTTAATCAAGGTACGCTTGTGACGCTTGATGATAGCACCTAGGCCCATAGAGACTGCACCAGCAGCAGCTTGACCATTGACTACACCAGCCATGCCAACACTATCTACAGCACCTGTAGCGTTCTGAACCATACGTTGAAGATGATCTGCTTGGCTAAAGGTAATATTATCCACGTTACCAAAGTGCATTGGCTTAAGAATTTCATCTGGATTACCATTCGTGAGAATAGTTTTTCCTGGCCTTACTTCCATCTTAGCCCCGCGAGGCATCCTAGAAGCGTCCATAGCCATCATTGGGTGGACAGTTAAGGCTAGAGCATCAATACGTGCACGTAACTCTGTGTCGAGTGCTTTCTGGCTGTTGTATCCCTTCTCACAAACACCTCGTCCCCAGAAACGACTAGGTACACAGTCCCAAGGGAATGCAACTACAGGACGATCCTGCATCATGTAAGGGTTTTCTTCTAGCTTAAGGATGTTTGCACCATTAGCTATGACTGCAACAACCTCAACATAGTTCGATCCATTGTCTGTAAGTGTTTCAGATAAAGATATTAGTTCTTCATCCTCATCGTACAGGTAAGCATCTAACATTGAGCGAGGGATTAGACCATAGTATTTAGTTAGACGTACTCGGTCTTCATCATAGTCGTCAATATCATCTTGAGCCTCTAGGAATGAATGAGTGCTGCTTGCCATAATGTCAACATCTTCATACACACCCTCTTCAATCAACTGTTGTACTTGGTGCATAGGAACATATTCATCAATCGCTACACCCAATGCCTCTTCAATAGAGGATGCTGTAGGATCTATCAAGAAGTTCTGTGGTAGTACAGGGCGAACAGTACAAGAGACTTCTTTAGTCTCAATAACACCAAAGGTAGCTACCTGACCATCCATAGCTGGCTGTGTAGAGGGAACCCTACGTGTCTTTTCTTGTACAACTATCTCACCAATGCCCGTACCAAACACAGCAGCGTTAACGATACACTCAGATATAGCTTGTCGTGTCTTGTTAAGTGAATACTCTTCTGTTAGCTGCTTACGTAGGTACTCAACGTCACCACGCTCTTGATCATCTACATCATCACGTATGTCAAAGAACTGACCACGACCAAATGTAGCTTCTTCTACCTCAGCAACACTGCTTTCAACAGCTTGCTGTAGGGCAGGACTGATTAAACGAGAGCGTTCACTCTGCCGTAAGGAATCCTCACCAGCCCAGATACCACGCCATAGGCGATTGTATTCATCAAACCTTTGCTCGTAGTTAGATTCAAAGTGATCACGCCAACCATCACACTTCTCCATGATCCAGTTTTCAGCAGTCTCTTCAAGTAGTGTTTCTTCTTCATATGACATAATTAATATCCTGCAATAGCATCCATAAATTCATATTCATCTTCTTCGTAATCATACGCATAACTAATCTTAGCTAACTGATCAATATATGCCAGCGAGTCTATTAAATCATCGTGTACTAAGTGGTTAGGGAACTGGAATAGCTGGTCTAAGAACTCTGTATTCCACTCACCTTCGTTTAAAGTTATCTGACCATGCTCAAATCTACCCTGTAAGGCCCATATGATGCGGTCAGTCTTACGTTTATTACCATGAGTTAACTCTTCTACCCTAAAGAAGAACTGTTCTTGCTTCATTCTGTCTGTTAGGTAGGGATATACAGCGTTCTTCAACGCTCCTTTCTCTACACCTACAGCAATAGGCTGGTAATCTCGTACAGCTTGGAAGATTTTGTCGGCAGTCTTCTTAACATCCCATCGACCATAGATAATGTTATCAACCCACCACCCATCAACACCAGCTTTGACAACAGATATGGACGTTGTGTCCAGTTTCTTTTGTTTAGACGTAGTGGCTTTCTCAATATCAGCAAAACCTGCGAGGTCAACAGAGATATAGTAGTCACCCTCATCAGGTTCCTCCGTATCAAACTCAATCCAGTCTTCACTGAATATTGCTCCCCCTGCTGCCTCAAAGGATGCCAGAAATTCCTGACGAAATGCGAATGAAGACATACTACCTTTAGCTGCTTCAATCTCTTCGGGGTCTAGTAAGTTATTATCATAAGACGTAAAGTGCCAACTCTCGAAAGTAGGATCATCTCCTTGCCCGTGGCGGTATAAATCATAGAAATGGTTACGACCCATAGGAGTACCTATGAATATAGCACCACCCTTTTGGTCAGCTAGTGCTGGTCGTAGTATTTGTTCCCATACCTCTGGCTTCATGTCAGCATACTCGTCCATAACGAGAAACTTCAAGCTAACACCACGCATAGTCTCTGGTCTGTCAGCACCCTTGAGTGCAATCGTAGTACCATTGACTAGCTTAATCTGTAAGTTGTTTATGTGACTGCTCTTGATAACACTATGGCCTAACTCCATTAGAGTCTCCCACATGATATCCCTTGCTTGGCCCTGAGTAGGGGCAACATAAAACACATGTCCCTTAGTTGCCTGTAAGCCCTCTATGATCAAGGCCCACGCTGCCAACCTACTCTTGCCACAACGTCTTCCTGCTGCAACTACTTTGAATCGGACAGGATCATTGAAGACCTCTTGCTGCCATTCAAGTAGTTCAACTTTAAGATCGGTCATTTATGCCATGTTCTCGTACCAACCACTTCCTACTTTAAGTTTTTGTCCTGACTGTAGAGCGCGTCCCATTGATCCACGGGTAATCTCTACTTCGGGATTCAAATCTTGTAACTCATCAAGTGTCATTCCATTCTCATAAGCTATGTGACCAGCAAAACGATTCTGTCCAACTGTATCAAAGTCTTTAGTAGGAGTTACGGAAGAACTATCATCACTTAATTCTTTAACTCTTAGCTGCTGCCCTACCTTCATCTCTGTCCCTTGAGATCCACGGGTAATCTCTTGGTCAGGGTTTAATGTTTGTAGTTGCTCAAGCGTAAGGTTATTATCTTTTGCTATTTGATAAGCAAATCGGTTAGGGCCAATCTCATCAAAGTCACCACCTTGATTACTGAATAGGCTCATAGCCATATCATAAAAACTATTAGTTTCTTCTGGGACTATTTCAGTTTCTATTTTCTGCTCAGTAACTGGCTTTTGTTGTTGTGCTACTTGAGCAGACTCAGTTAGGTTTCTAGCTACTGCATCAGAATACTTTGTACCAGAAGTACCAAAAGCATCCTTTTCTGATTTAGTATAACCAGATCGCATCCACTTACTAGCACCTCCTGCTCCTTGGTTATGAGCATAGCCTAGAACTGATAGCTGTTCTTGTGGGGATAGATCAGTATACTTATCAGGATCACCTTTAGTCTTACTCTTCATGTAACCATGATTAGCTTTGGTGTATGCTCTGATTGCTTTTTCTTGTATAGCAGGATCAGCACGAAAGGCTGCACGACCAGCAGGAGTATTCTGCGCCCACAAAGGATGTTTCTTTTTATCCTCTCCAAACCCTAAGATCCTCGCTGCATCTTGTTTAGCAAGGTAACTCATCTGATACTTACCATCGTAATGGTCGTTGGCTCCACCTATAGCTGCATAGGGATCCTTCTCACCACCACTCTCTATGAAAGCAACAGAGTCAAAATAGGTCTGTAAATCTAACTCATCAAACATCCTCATACTCTCCTTCAAGGGCATCGTCATTGCCTGTGTTGCCCACAATTGTAGTATCACCACCAACACCAGTGATAGTAATAGAGACTGCATTCCTACCTCCAGTGTCATTCTTCTTATCAAAATAAGAGATAGGCAACACTCTATCCATGCACATCTTTAGTGCTGCTGATTGAACAGGATGACCATCTTCTAATGCTATTTCAATAACCTTAGAGATAACCTTATCACCACTCGTAGCTAACAACCTAGCCTTGAGTTCATTGATTCTAGCAGCATCCCCTTTAGGTCTACCGATAGCATTTCTGTTCCCTTTCTTCTTGGCTGCTATGTCTGCTTTGCGGGGACGACCACGCTTCGCTTTAACAACAACCTTTGGATCAACAATCATTTATTATCCTTAGAGCATATGAACTACTACTTAGTTCTATATAGCCTTTGAACAGAGTCATTGATCATGTCGATTATAATTATAAGGATTATAGATCACAATGCTTTGTTTCTGTTCTGTCCTATATAGTCAGAGGACTATAGCATACTTTCAAGCAAAAGTCAAGAGTTATTTTAGTTATCTACTAAGGACTGCATTGGCGGGACTCACATGCTTTACATGCCCTCCGCAGCCTCTCCTTTATTCACTCCCCAGAACACATTACTTAATGCTTATTAATCATAGTCTTAGTGATAGTAATTAATTAGTCAGATTCACTCTTTTTAGTATCTAAGCAGGTACC